ATGAAGCAAGTTTATACAGTGAGTTTGATTGCGTATATTTGCTTTTTACAAAATCTAAAGTCCAGATGTTTGATGATATCGTACTCATCATAGAGTAAATACTTATATGTATGTATTTGGTAATGGCGAAAGTCGCACCTCTGTAAATATTGATAAACTAAACGGCACCAAATTTGGGTGTAATGCTATCATGCGAGACTACACAATGGATCATCTAGTTTGTGTTGATCGAAGAATGGTCGATGAAGCAGTTAAATCAAAAGTAAACGAACACACACTTATATATACTAGAGACGATTGGATTGAAAGATACAAAGGTGTTGAAAGAGTTCGGACAGTTCCAAGTTTACCATATAATGGAATGACAAGACCAGACCAACCTTTTCAGTGGGGGAGTGGACCGTACGCACTTTTACTTGCTGCAATGAAAGCAAAGGGACAAACAGTTAGTCTAATTGGTTTCGATTTATATAGCAATACAAAAAATGTTAATAATATGTACAAAGGAACGGCCAACTACGCTAAAGTAGAAAGTCGTAATATTGATCCTAGATACTGGATACATCAAATAAGTATGGTATTCAAATGCTTTCCTAAAGTTAATTTTACCATTTATCAAACCCACAATTGGGAGTTACCAAATAATTGGATTCAACCTAATATTTCACTTGACAACATAAACAAATTGTAATATAATAACTATTATACAGAGGACTTTAATACGTCGACCCTCTTTAAATACTCCGCCGTTATTTTATAGGAGAATAATATGGCTTATTACAGCACTAAAACATACGGACACAACATCGGACTATCAGCGGTGTTCCGTCAACCTAAGGCAATGCATTCACATTGTCATTTACTACACGGATACAGTTTACAATTTAAATTTACATTTGGATGTTCAGACCTAGATGAGAAAAACTGGGCTGTTGACTTTGGAGGATTGAAACCTTTGAAGGCATGGCTAGAAGATAGTTTTGATCACAAGACAGCAATTGATATTGCAGATCCAGAATTAGAAACTTTCAGAGCACTAGAAGAAAAAGGGTTAGCAGAAATTAGAACTTTTGATGGTGTTGGATGTGAGAAGTTTGCATATCACGCATGGAAGTTTGCTGATGAACTTATTAGAGAAATTAGCGATGGACGTTGTTGGTGTGAATCAGCTGAGTGTGCAGAGCATGGTGCTAACAGTGCAATCTATACACCATACTCAGTACAAAAGATGTCACACGTAGATGGCTAAGACTTATATACCAGGAGAAACAAAGGAGCAACGTAAAGCCCGTAAAGCAATTGAAAAGGGTGTCGCTACTAAAGTTGTTACCCAACAACCTAACACCGGCGACAGACGCTATATCCTTTGTTTAAAGCACGGTCAAAAGTACTCTGCAGATTATGTAAACAAGTTATACAATATGACACAGCGTCATTGTACACTTGAACACGAATTTGTTTGTATTACTGAAGACCCTGCTTACCTACTTCCTGGGATACAAACTATACCACTACCCAAAGGACTAGACGGGTGGTGGAATAAGCCTTACATGTTTTCGAAAGACTTACCTATTAACGGTACAATACTTTACTTAGATTTAGATGTTGTAATATCTTCTAATATAGATAAGTTGTTTACTTACCAGCCCGATAATTGGTGTACTGTTAGAGATTATACTAGAGCAATGCGACCAAAGTGGCCTAAATATAATAGTTCCGTTGTAAGATTTAAAACAGGACAACTTTCTCACGTATGGGAAGAGTTTGAAAAAAATCCTAAATCAATTATGAGACAGCATTTTGGAGATCAAGATTGGTTGTATGCATCAACTAGACATCAACAGGCAATGTTATATCCAGATAGTTGGACTCAAAGTTGGAAGTGGGAAGTACGAAAGAGTAGAGACTGGGCGCCTGGTGGAAGACGAGGCGATAGAACATTTAAAACTATTGAGAATGTAGTTCCTAGAGTTGAATGTTGTGTTGTTGTATTTCACGGAGACCCTAATCCAGAAACATGTTTTGACCCATGGGTGATAGAAAATTGGAAATAGAAAAGCATTTTATATTTGATGTAGACGGAACACTAACACCAAGCCGCGGTGAAATAGATCACGATTTTGCTGTGTTCTTTTCAACCTTTTGTGCAGAAAATAATGTATATCTTGTTACTGGAAGTGACAGAGATAAGACAATAGAGCAAATTGGTGAAGAAATATATAGTTTGTGTAAACGTGTTTACAACTGTAGCGGATGTGATGTTTGGGAAGGTAGCACTAATATTAGAGCATCGCATTGGATACTTCCTGAAGATGCACATGAATGGTTAAGTGTTAAACTTACAGAAAGTCCGTTTACAATACGTGCAGGCTTACACTTTGAACATCGTCCGGGTATGGTAAATTACAGTATAGTAGGCCGTAAAGCTAATTTAGAAGAACGTGCAAGGTATGTAGCATATGATACATTCGAAGACGAACGAAACAAAATAGCAAAGTCGTTTAACAAATTGTTTCCTGAACTAGAAGCTCGCCCAGGTGGCGAAACAGGCATTGATATTGCTCCTAAAGGTTATAACAAAAGTCAAATACTAGATGATTTTAAACATAATGATGAACTACACTTCTTTGGCGATAGAATGGACAAAGCAGGAAATGACTATCCTTTGAGTAAAATGATCATTGACAACAAGTTAGGATCGTGCTATAATGTAAACAACTACAAAGGCACTTGGACAATATTAAATGAACAACATTAACCGTATAGGCTTTGCATGTAAATACATGCACCCAGATCAAACACAAAAGAAAAAACTACTTGAAGAAATTCAACGACCGCTAAATACTCGTAGCACAACAGTACAGTGGCTTAACAGGCAGACTCGTGATGTTGCTGAAGAACGCTTATGGGACATCATGGTCCATAACATTGCGTCATACAAAAGGTTAATTACATATGTGGGGAATCTTCCACCTGAACTTAGAATGGTCCGATTGGGTAGTGATGTACTTCCTGTTTATACCCAGCGGGATTGGTCTTATTATTGGCGTCTGCCTGATGTGGTTGCATACTGTGAGAAAGAATTCGCAAAAGTCGGCGACACGGCAAGAGCACTCGATGTTAGACTCTCGATGCACCCAGGCCAATTTACGGTCCTTGCTTCGGATAATCCGGAAATAGTAAATAGGAGTATAGAAGAATTTGAATATCACACCGATGTCATACGCTGGATGGGATACGGCAAGACCTTCCAAGACTTTAAATGCAATGTCCACATATCGGGTCGAGAAGGTCCTACCGGCATACGGAATGCAATCAAGCGACTCTCGCCAGAAGCGAGAAATGTACTTACGATCGAGAATGACGAAAACAAATGGGGACTCGAACACAGTCTCGAACTTGTTAACGACTGCGCACTCGTTCTCGATATACACCATCACTGGTGCCGTGAAGGTGAATACATACAACCTACCGACGATAGATTTGCTCGCGTAATAGATAGCTGGCGTGGTGTTCGTCCTGCAATACATTATTCATACAGCCGCAACGAACATTTACCCGAAGGCTTTGCACATGACACTATGCCCGATATGCCAGCACTACTAGAGTCAGGCTACAAGAAAGCAAAACTTAGAGCACACAGCGACTACTATCCTAACCAAATTGTTAATGACTGGGCTTTGAGCTTTTTACCTTACACAGATATTATGTGTGAGAGCAAGTGCAAGAATCTTGCTAGTATTGACTTATATAAATACAAAGAGGAATTAAAACATTATGAGCTATTTGAACAAAATGTACGGGAACAAGGGCGCCAGCTCGAAACCCTCTGAAAAAGAGTCGACAAAAAATCCTAACCGCGTAGCGGGTGGACTTAAAGGTCAAGGTGTCGACCATTTCACTATGTTAGGTGAAGATGGCTCAGAATTACAAGTTCCGAGTCAACGTTATGTGTCTAGTTTGGAAGAGCAGATAAGAAAACAGCGAGCAGCTTTAACCGTTCTAGAACGTAAACTATCTCGCTGTGAAAAAACTATTGAACAGCATACTAATGCTATTACAAAGTTTAGATCTTAGAAGCTTTTAATACTTCTTTTACTAATTCTTCTTTTTTCTTTCTCTTGTCAATTTCTACACCAAACTCTCTACCTTTAACTTCAAGTTGAGCTTTTGTTAGTTTTGCAAGATCTGCTTTCTTTATAGTTGCTTTTTTAGCAGGTGCTTTTTTTGCCGGCGCCTTGCTTTTTACAACTGTTTTTTTAGCTTTAGGTTCTGCCATCACAGTTTCAATAACTGCTGGTACTGTTCCGCTACTACTAAAAAGACTTTTAAGCCATTTCATCATAACCATCTCCATAATATATATTTGTGGTACATTTATTTATAAATACTAGTACAGGAGATACTAAAAATGGCTAATAGAATGGTTGGAACAAAAAGTTTAAAACTTGATCGTATTACAGGTTTACGTGCAGATGCACAAAATGGTGTTGGAGTAATGACCAAAGTGCCAGTTATTAAACCTGTAAAAATAAAAAATGAAGGCAGAGACAAAAACGTTTCTACGTTTAAAGGAGCAAAAACATCATGATTAGAGAATGGATTAAATCACGTTTAGAAGAACGTACATCTTGGGATGGAGCAATGCTTATTGGCGTTGGCGTTATTGTATTAATTGCAGGACCTTTTGCTAAGTTAGCGGCTTATGGCGCTATTGCATACGGTGCTTGGACTATCTGGAAAAGAGAAGACTAATGGCTACAGAAGATGTTGGAGCATATATCATTGAAATGAACGAATCCGTTAACGAACGTGCAACTAATGGAGTTGCAAAAAAGTTATGGAACGTTGCTATTACACATAAAGAAACAAATGAAACTATTGAGATAGATGATATTGTTAGTCCTTATGCAAGAGAAAGATGGTGTGCTACAGTGTTTAATAACGCTAAAGAGGGTCTTGATCATGATGACGGGCCTGATTGCTGTTATGTAACAGCCCGTTACAGATCATAATTTACTAATATCTAAACCACTTGAAACGCTCATGTCCCAAACATGTTTGCGTTCGACTCCCTTTTTTTGTGCAAAAACTTTACTATCACAGTTCTTACATACGTGAAAGTAGTTATTTGTTAACCGCTTAGGATCCATACTTCCCCTTGGTCGTTCAAAATCTACATTACAGTTATCACACCGTAATACTACATGAGTAGACTCTCTGGTGTAAGAATGTTCTTTCCCGCATTTAGAATGCCTTACGTGCCGCTTCTTTTGTTTGTATTCTTTTATAAACATAACTATATTTACATTAAGATTATAAAAACTATCGATAAATAACAGTAAGGAGACGCAATGATTTTACCTATTACACTCACAGAAAACGCAAAAAACAAAATTAACGAGCTTTGTGCTGCTAATACAGGGCATTTCGGAGTGCATTTAAGCCTTAAAGGCGGAGGATGTGCCGGTTTTGAATATGATTGGGGACTAATAGTAAAAGAAGACGTCAATCCAAATGATGAAATCATTAATACAAGTGCAGGAAATTTAGTTATAGATTCTATGGCACACATGTATTTGTTTGATTGCACAATAGATTATGAAACAGATGTATTTCAAACGCAATTTGTAATTAATAACCCTAATGCACAGAGTGCATGTGGGTGCGGAATCAGCGTAAACTTCGACATGGACGCTGTCGAAAAAAATAACGAGAAAATAACGGAGCTCACATAAAATGGCACAAGGTAAACAAAACATTAATATCGGCGTTGAAGGTAATGACGGAACTGGCGATAGTATAAGAGAAGCGTTTAGAAAGGTAAATGATAATTTTACCCAACTATATGCGGTATTTGGACAAGGTGGTTCAATATCATTTACTGAGTTTAGTGATACTCCAACACTAACTGAACTCCAAGACAATCCTAGTACATTTTCAAGACCTACTTTACCAGTAGTTGACGTAGCTGCTGAAGGTAGTAAATTAGAATTTAGAAAATTAGTTAGTAATAGTTTTCTTGATGCTTCTATTGACGATACAGTACAGTTTAGTTTAACCCAGGGTGGATACATTGTTGTAACAGCCGCAGGCGGGAAACTTGAAGAAGACGAAAAACCAAAAGTTAATTCAACTGGCGGTGGTATTAATGCTTCAGGAAACATTATTGCTGGTATGCCAACCAGTCTTAATGATATCGAATCTAAGTTATCCGTTCTTAATGCTGCACACGATGGTGCAGGTTATACAACTGACAGTGTTGCAATATCAAAAGGCTTTGCAGATACAAACTACTTAAAATCAACAGGTGGCGGAACAGGCGCACAGATTAGAGTACGTACTGAAGATCAAATCTTTACAGAAGATTATTCGTTTACAATTAATAGTTTTACAGCAGGTGTTGCCAACATTACTGGCAGAACTATAGACGGAACTCTAGTTACAGTTCCAGCAGGACACGGACTTGATAGTGGTGCAAACGGATTACCGTTTAGATACGAAACTACAGGTACAAGTGCAACAGCAACACCGGCATCAAGTGCCGTTGCTCAACCGCTTAAAGACCTAAACCCAGTTTTTGTTAGAGTTGCAAGTGCTACATCATTAGAATTTTATGAAAATGCTGACGCGGCTAAAAATGCAACAGCAAATAGAAAGATTAGTTTCCAAGCAGGTACTGGGTCTGGAACACAAACTTTAGTTGATGCTGAATATCAACCAAGTATACTAGACGGCAAGTTCCTTGCTAACGAAGCAATGCCAAGAGAGGCTGCACTTAGACGTCAAGGTGACCAAATGGATGGTACACTTTATCTTGACAAGCATCCTGGAGACTTAGCAAACATTACAACAGGCTTAGAAGATTTACAAGCCGCTACTAAATTTTATGTAGACAACACAAGTTATGCAAGTAACGTAAACTTGTTTGTTAGTTTACAAGGTGACGATAACCAAGTTAATACACCGGCAGGTAAAGAAGGTAGAGCATTAAGTTATGCTTATCGTACACTGAATGCTGCATTACAAAAAGCAGAAACAATTATTGAAACAAGTAAGCTAGAACCTGGTCCGTATATGCAGACTATCACTATTGATAATTCTGGTACACTTGTTCCTACTCATATACTAAGTGGAAATACAAACGACCTAGGGTTTAAAGTTCCTGCAACATATAACGGACAACAAACAGGAAACTTTAAAGCATTAATGGACAATAACAAAACATTTGTCCAAGAAGAAGTTATTGCATGGACTAATGCACAAATAGCGTTAGCAAATGCAGCTGTTACTTTAGATCCAAACGTACCAGCAGAAGCAGAGTTAATTAAATGGAAGAACTTTACGTATGACGAAGATATTTGTAAACGTGACGTAGGTTTAATTTATGAAAGTTTAAAACTAGATGTTATTAGTGGTACTAATGCTAACAAACTTGCAAGACAAGCAGGACTAAGATATTACAGTAATGCTAGTGGTGCAATTGCTGTTGGTCCACAGAAAGCACAAACACTTGCATCAATTGCAAAAGTAGAAGAAGTTACTAGACAATATGTTTTGACAAACACACTATGGCAAGGTGGTGCTGGTAATCCAGGATTATATCAAACTGATGTACAACAGAACGTTGTGTCTCCAGGAACATCTGCTCCAGCTGATGCTATTTCAAGAGTAGGTGACTTGTTTGATATTATTGAGAATATTATTAATAACGGTCTTGACGGTGCTCCAACACTACAAGAAGGTTCAGTTTATGTTATTGAAATAGATAACGGAAGTAACGGTAATGTATTCCAAGGACAAGCAACTAATACAGACTTAATTCCAGGCAAAGTTATTACAGGTTCTAAGTCAGGTGCTGTATCAAGAATTGTAAACTATTACAGAGGTGACGAATTAGGTGGTGCAGGAAACGACCAACTAGAACTTATACTTGAAGAGCCAGTAGAATTTATTGCTAGATCAGATCCAGGTGTTGCTACAGCAGATGATCCGACATACGAAGCAGGTGATATATTAGAATTTGGTAACAAAGTAAGCCAACAAAATATTACAGTATTCTTAGAAACAGGTATATTCTACGAAGATTATCCGCTACGTGTTCCAGCTAATGTATCTATTAAAGGTGACGAATTTAGACGTACACACATTCGTCCAAAGAAGCGTGTATCACAATCTAAATGGGCTAACCAGTACTTCCACAGAGACAATTACTTTGATCAAATGACTTTACACAACCATAGTGTAGAAATTGAAGGCGAAGTAACATTAACATTATCACAAGCAGTAACTGTTAATGTTGGTGATAAAATTACACAATCAGTAACAGCTGGTACTGCAATTGGTTTTGTACAAGAAAAAGCAACAAACTCAACTAGCGTTGTTGTACAATACTTTGACGGATATGATCCGGTAACTAATAACGGTGTACCGCCTAGTGAAACTGGGAATGGATACGCTGATGTAACTCAATTTGATGCGGCAGTAAACAATAATATTTCAATTAACAATGCTGTAGCAACTGGTACATACTTAACAGCATTACCAGTACAATATGTTAGACCAACAAACTTTGGTTATCATTATGCTCTTGACCCAAGACGTCCTATTAATACACAAGCAGACACAGTTAATAACCCAGGTGGTTATAAAAATGCTGTTGCTATTTTAGAAAAAAATAGAGATGCAATTGTACAAGACGTTTTATTATTCTTAGACGAACAATCAACATCAAATCTAAATAACGGTGGCTTTGGAGACTTTACAGAAGTTGAACTAACACTAACTGGCAATGTAACATTTACTAGAGGTGACACAGTTACACAAGCAGGCTCCGGAGTAGTTGGTAAAGTAAAGAACGACAGTACAAATAATTCAGTTATTATTGTAGGACCAAACGGAATATTTGACACCAGTGGTGAATTATCTGTTGGTGGTGTAAGTAAAGGTGCAGATAGTGTACCGGCTTCTGTAGCAACAGCAGTAGCATTTACATACGGACCAAAGTGTGCAAGAGACTTAGGTCTTATTGTTGATGCGTTGGCATTTGACTTAGAAAAAGGTCTTATTGATCAGTCACTTGAAATACAAGGAAAATATTATGCAGGTGCTGTAGAAGTAGGACAAGAAGTTATAACATCAGCATCTATTTTAGAAATAGGTAACATTGCACAAGCATTACTTGGTGCGTCAGCTACACCAGTTGGAACTCCAAGTATTCCTAGTTCAAGACAAGCAGCATCAGCATGGGATATTACTGTAACAACATCACAACTTGCTGAAGCAGGAACAAGTACTATTGTATCAGGATTATTAAACATTATAGTATTTGCGTTTAATAGCGAATATAACCCACCTAAGCATAACAAAGATATGGATGTGTTCTTAATGAATGACGCAACTATCTTACGTAACATGACAGTACAAGGTCATGGTGGATTTATGTGTGTACTTGATCCAGATGGACAGATACTTACTAAGTCACCATACATACAAACAGGTTCAAGTTTTTCACAGTCAATAAACAAACAAGCATTTAGAGGTGGTATGTTTGTTGATGGATTTATCAGTAACATGCCGTTAGAAATTGTTGACAATATTACAAGTGCAGGTGCAAACGCACCGTTTGAAATATTTGTAAGAAGTAGAAGAGATTCTAAGCAGGTTAATGGTAACGGAGTAGGACTTGGATTATTAGCAAGACGTCCACAACTTCCAGCACCATTTTATGTAAACGGTGTGAGATACCAAGTTAATGCTATTAGAAATTACGACCCGATTAACGGTACAGCAGAATTAATACTTGATAAGAATTCAAATCCAGACGATACAGAACAACAAGAAGGTCAAGGTTGGATTGGCGGAGAAAACTATCCAATCGTACTTCAAACAGCTGGTAACAGATCTATGCTTGGTAATGACTTTACACAAGTTAACGATTTAGGTTATGGACTATTGTGTACTAACAATGGTATATCAGAAATGGTTAGTATGTTTACATACTACTGTCATGCAGCTTACTATGCAAACAATGGTTCTGAAATTAGATCACTTAACGGATCTAACGCTTATGGTAACTTTGGACTAGTTGCTGCTGGCGGTGACCCTAACGAAGTTGCACAAACGGGTTCATTAGCATTTAATACTTCACAAACAGCTAAAGTATATGTTAACCCTAGTGCAAACGCAAACGCTAATGCATTACAAACATTTATATATGCATACGATACAGATTTTGCTCCTTTACCGGAAGGCGAAATTGATATTACATATAATGTAAAAAGAGAGATTGCTAGTATTTCAGCAGCAAATCCAGTTTTACTAAATGTTGCAAGTCATGGATTTGTTGAAGGACAACGAGTATTAGTATCTAGCAGTAATATTCCTACTACTGGCGGTGGCGCTAATCCAGGAATGGACGGAATACGATATGTTGGACCTAATCCTTCAACAGGAAGTATAACACTTTATACTGATGCGGCACTTACTACAACACTAAACGGTTCATCTTATAACACTGGTAACTTAGGTAACAATGCTGTTATACAAGATGCAGGCGGCACGGCATCATCGCAGAGTAGATTTGAGATTGTATCAGTTACTGATGCACAGTCAGCAGATGGTATTCCGGGTGTTAACGAAGTAAAACTTACACTAAGTGGAACTATTACTAATGTTCCTTATAATTCTAGAGTAACTATTACAGCAGGTACTGGTCAAACAGCATCAGCTGCATTAGGTAGATCAACTAGGCCAATTCAAGACGGAGTTGCTACTACTATACTTTATGTAACATTACCTGAAAATAGAAATCAGTTCGCATTAGGTGATACAATTTATACAGATGGTACAACAACAAGTAGAACAATTACTGCTATTGAATCTAATTTAGATAAAGCAGGACGTAAAACTATTGTTGGTGTAACAAAAACAAATCCAGTCGTACTTGAAACTATTGGACATAATTTTGTAGACGAAGATCCAATTACTATTGTTGACGGTTCAGGCATAACAGAATTAAACGGAACATATTATGCTAAAGTTAGTACAACTACAGGTGGAACTAGTAACGATAAACGATACGTAGAACTGTATAGTGATTCAGCATTAACTACATCAGTAAACGGAACAGGTTGGGGCGGATCATACACTGCAAGATCAGGTAAGGTATTCTTAACTGAATTAGGTGGAAATCCATTAATAGGTGAAAACGGTACTGTTTGGAAACTATCATTCTCAAACCAAACTAATGATGAGTCAGTAAGTACTGGCGGGTTATCATCGCCGATAGATGCAGGTTCTTCAATTGGTGTTAGAGCAAGAGCTAAATTTATTTTAGACAATGTGCAGACGGTTCCAATTAGACCATCAACAGCAGTTGTGTTTGAAGAACAGCCTGAAAATACATATCGTTCTATTAACTTTGACGTTACGCCAATTACTACATTTGACGGAGCAGGTGCTGCAACATTGCCAGATGGACAAAACATACTTACATTTGATAGTAACTATGATTATATTAGGCAAAGAGTTGAATACTCTAATTATAAAGCACAATTTAAACTAGTACTTGCTGGTGTAACAGCACAACCTATAGCAGATGGATCTGTTGTTAGACAAGGATCAGCATCTGGTATAATAACTAATTCATATGGTGCAGGTGTTAATACTATATGGGTTAAAGAGTGGAACGGAACTGACTATAGTGTTGGTGGCGGAAATATCGAAGTTGATGCTGCAGGCAATGGTACATTTACTAGCATTGGCGGATTAGCAGGAAGCGGTGCTGTTAAATTAAGTTATCTTACAACTAACACAGTAAAAGAATCGTTTGGTGGTAATCCAGGTGATAGATATATTGCTATTCCAGGCTTAGGTACAGAATCTACAGTAAGACTCCAAAATGCAGATATGATATTTGCATGGAAAGATAGAATACACAAAGTACTTGCTTATCATGACGGTGCAGGCACAGCAATTGGTTCTGTCGGTACTAGAGAAGCAGGAGAACCTAATTCACATGCAACAGGCTTTGCTTATTTAGAAATTGATCGCACTCCAGTATCAAACAAATATTACGATCCAGATACAGCAGCTCCTGCTACAGGTATTGCTGACACATTAAATGTTGGCAACGAAGCTGATAATGTTAATCTTGCAATTGGTGTTCCGTCAGGCGAAGGTGCAGAAATTACTGTTAATATTTCACTATGTAGAGCAACAGGACACGACTTTAGTAATATTGGTACAGGTGGATTTAATACATCTAACTATCCAAATATTATCTTTGGTCAACCGGCATCAGATAAAACAGCAATTGTAACTAGTGACGCAACAGCAACTAAAGCTCAAGTTTGGGAAAGAAACAAAGGGCGTGTGTTCTTTGCATCAACCGACGAAGATGGATTCTTCAGAGTAGGTAAATTCTTTACAGTTGACCAAGGTACAGGTACTATATCGTTTACAGCACAAATTAATATCTCAGGACTAGACGGACTTGGATTTAAAGACGGTGAAATTATTAGTAAGTTCACAAGTAGCTTTACACAGTCAACAGCAGAACTTAAAAATGTTCCTACAGAAGTTGCTGTAGTAGATTACATTAATAGACGTTTAGGGTTTGATGAATTTAACGTAGCAGATCCTGCACCACTTACAACAGTAATGAGTGCAACTAATCCGCAACTGACACCAGTAACAGTAGGTGGCGAAACTACACATACACTGAACATGACAAACGGTAGAATCACTTTACTAAAACGTCCTGTTGCAGATACTGATGCAGCAACTAAAGAATATATTGATAACAGAATATTTGCAAATGACGAATTTGAAGATCTTCGTAACGTAAGTTTTTATCAAACAGATTATAATAATGCAAACGGTAACAGTGATTTAATTGTACTAACAGGTAAAAAGAAAATATATGTCAAATATGTTGCAGGAACTATGTTCTCAACAGATGATGTTATTTTTGGACAAGATACAAATAGTGCAGGACGCATTGTTGACATTAGTGATTCATTCCAATTTGATAATGGTGAAAATAGCACAGATACAGCATCTGGACTAGAAGTTCAAGTTATAACTTATACCGTATTACCACTAACTATGGTTAACCTAAGTGCAACAGGAACTGTTGCAGTAAGAGGACAACTATTAAGACAGCCATCAACTGGTGCACAAGGTTATGTACTACATCCACAAACAGTAGTTGGATCAGGAAAGACATCAGCTCAGCAGGTGATACTAAGAGAAGTAACAGGAACATTTAACAATACTGCAATAGAACTTGTTAATAACCCGGGTAGTAGTGAAACTGTTGTTGCAACAGCGGCAACAATAACTAGCGCAGCAACTATTCAAGATGGCGCAAGTGGTGATCCAATAGACTTCCAAGCTGAAACTATATCAAATGGTAGCGTATCAAGAAATACTACACAAGGTAGAGATGGACTTGCTGTATACCCAATGACTGAAGTTGCTAACGCAAGTGAAAGTTTAGTTGGTAATCCAGGTGATGCAACACGTAGTGATATTAACATATCTGTAACTAGAGCAAATGCTGCTACAAGTGTTAACTTACAATACCAAGCAGAAAGTTTACTTAATGCAGACGTTAATACTAATGCTGACATAGAACAACAAAAACTGTTAATGACTAAAGCACCTGTATTACAAGATAGTGATGCATTTGAAGACTTTAGTACTAACGGAAGAAGAACAAGTCAAGCAAACAAAGGTATTGCTGCATTTAGTGCAGATGTATTTGCAGAAGACCAAGTATTCATAATGTCAGGATCTGTAACAGCAAACGTAGGCGATATTATAACACAAGGTAGTAACACAGGTTATATTGATAAAATTATTAACAGTACTACGCTCAAAGTTAGAACTAGCGATACATTTGTTACTGGAAGCGGAACTTGTTCTATAACTCCAATAACAGTATTTAACTTGCCAGGAGGTGCTAACGCTGTACAACAAACTTCAAGCATAAAAGGCACACCAGTTGATTCAACAAGAACTATTACTACAATAGAAAAAACTGGATTTGTTAATGTAAAAGATAGAGGTATAACATTTGATAAGATTCAAGACATACCTGAAAACACTGTAATTGGTAGAGGTGATATTGGTGACCCTGCTTACAATGCAGATGGTGTACCGTATGCTGTTAGCTTCGATCAAATCATTGACTTAGGTGGTGCTATACAAGATAAAGATTTTGCAAATAGTACAGTTACAGAAGTTGCAGGTTGGGTTATTCAAACTGAGGGACTTGTAAGTGTTGCAACAGGTGCAACAGTTAGTTCAGGTGGTGTTGATGCTGTCGTACAAGGCGCTGTTACAAGTGAAAACAAAGTAGTTGTTATTAATGCTACTAGTACTTTCCCTGGCACAGGAACACTTGCAGGTGTTACAGCTGACAGTCATGCAAGTGCCGCAACTATTGTAAGTGCAACTCAGTTTTCAACAGCAGGCGAAGCACTAATTAAACTAGCAGATGGTGTTTATGGCACTACACAAATTACAAAGGCTGGAGCAGGTAATCAATTAGTACGCACACTTGATTCAAATGATCAAAACGATCTAACATTTGTATCAGCAAATACTGAAGGCTTTATTGATGTTAAAGGATTATTAATTGATAGTCGTAGAACATTAGATACACGTTCAGCAGGTGGTGATACATTCTTAGATGTTTACACACCAAACGAACGATTAGCAATGAGCATATCAGGTGAAACACCTGGTGCTACTGAAGTTGACGAAAGTATAATTGAAATTCCAACAGCCAGTGTTGACATTGGTGATGTTGGTGTAAGAGTTGTACCTACAGGCAGTGGATTTAACGGCTTTGCTAGTTCATTTGCACAAAATGCAGGTGGAGATACTCCACTTACAACACAAAAACCGCATTTAGCAGTTGATTGGATCTTTACAAACTTTATTCAAGACCCAGACAACTTAACATCAACTGGTTCAGGTATTGCACTAGGTGGCGTTTCGCCATACACAACAGCTGGTCAAACAGCGATTGTTGCTAATGGATCAAATGCATTACTAGCAGATAGTACAGGTGTTGTATTAAGATCAGGAAACGTTGATGTACTAACAGCATTTTCAGGAACAACTACAGTTAAGAACGCATTTGCTGTTGACGGAAGTACAACACTTGGTAGTGGTGATGATACATTAAGTATTGGCTCAACTATTATTACTGATATTGACTTGCAAAGAACTAATGCAGACGCTGCAGGTTATACTTTAGACATTATTAAGAAAACTAGCAGTGTTGCAAACGCAGACGGTGTTGGTACTATTAACTTTAGAAGCAACGATAATGCAGGACCAATTGCTACTTTACATACATACGGTGCTATAAAATCAACAATAGCAGATATTGCAACTGCAAGTAAAGATGGTAAACTTGAATTCCAAGTACAAAGAAATAACACTCTTACTACAG